CGGGTCAGGGATTAAACATTACTCAATTTGCTTTGGCAGATGATGAAATTGATTACTCTTTGTATGAGCCAGCGCATCCATTGGGTTCGGCCTATTATGATGTAGCAATCCGTAATATGCCTGTAATTGAGGCTAACCCCGATGAAACGCAAGTAATGAAATATAAGTTGGTAACTCTTCCAAAAAATACAACTCGTATACCGGTTGTTGAATTTGGTGTTCCAAATATTTCAGTCAATCAAAGAAGTGGTGAAGTATCATTATCACCAACGACATCACCAGCCGGTAATAGAACTATGGGATATACATTGGTATTATCTAACAAAAATGCAGGTGATATTATTGGTGAAGGTATTACATCCGATGTTGGAACTGTGCCAGTGTTTATTGGCGATGATGTTTCGGCAACTGCGGCAATTGCTAAAGGATTGAGTTTCAAATTTATTCCTAACCCATCGCTAACATCTACAATTAGAACAACTATTACAGTATATGGAAATGAAACGGGTGGTTCACAAACTATTCCTATTACCGTAAATTATGTACAACTTACAAGATAAAAAAAACAATAAATAACAATGGCAATAGTAAGAGATAATAGAGGCGCCCTTTTAGCAAGTAATATATCAAAGTATATAGCCGGTAGTGCTAATACTGCCGGGACTCCTGTAGATACCAGTGAGTTAGTAAAAATTATAAATCAATTTTTGGGAGAGGGGGAGCAAATTAGTTCCGATGTTACCTCTATATCTAATGGTATCTATAAAAAGTTTGGTACAAATGATAAAGTCACAAATCGTACACAAATAGTTACATCTGGTATATGGAGTGGTGATACGGGTTCATTGGGTACTAATACATTATTCACCTCATCGGTACAATCTACCTCCACTAGTGGAAAATATTATATTGAAGTATACAATGCCGTAACAACATCGGCAACATCGGAAACTCAATTTTCGATAGCATATGGTGATATTAATAGTAATGGTGCACCTTCTTTAGCAAATGATGATGATTCTTTATTATCATCAAAAGCAATCTATGCACAATATAGAAATATATTATTAGATCCGGCAGATAATTATTTTAGTGTTTATAGTGGTTCTACTGCAGGCGGACATAATTTGACAAGTTTTTACGCAATTAATATAAACCGTGCTAGATATAAAGAAAGGCTTGATCCGGGTAACATTTCTCTAAGATTGCAAGGTGGTTTGGGCACTATTAATCTAATAGATGATAGTGGTGGAACAGATGAAACCGTTACAACCTCAGGACGTGTTTATAACTTAATAAGTGGTTCATTAAATATTGGAACTTCTCTAACTTCTACTCCACTTACACCAACGGCATCAAATGGTCAGGGGTATGGTTTATTTTACCCTGATATGGGTATCATGATACTAAATCCTGCGGCATTAGATGTTATGGTAGATGCTAATCTTGGAGCAACAGGATCTACCAGTCCTGCAGGTGTTTACTACAATAATACAGTTAGTAGTGGTTCGTTAAGATTATTCGAGACTATTAAAGCAGGAGGTGATTTTCAAGCTCGTAGAACTGAAAATATATCAACTTCGCATTATTTTATAAGAGCAAATAATAGAGAATTTAACTTTTCAAATAATCCAACATTTATAACGGGTTCGGCCGGTGAGTTTGTGCAAGGTTTATTTGAAAGAGATCCACATGTATATGTAACATCTGTTGGGTTATACGATGATGCAAATGAATTATTAGCAGTAGCTAAATTAAGTACTCCGGTTGAAAAAACATTTGATAAAGAAATCGCAATCAAAGTAAAACTTGACTTTTAATAAGAATAACCAAATTATATTAACCCACCTTCGTTGGTGGGTTTTTAGTTTGTAGGATATTTATATTTGATATGTTAAAAAGAATACCAAAATCCGATATTACAATACGCCCTTTTAAGGCACACAAAACGTGGAACTTTTCATCGGGTTCTTCTCAAATTAATGTATTTGAAGCTGTAGAGGGTGGTTATGATGATACCGATACTACTACATCAAATGGATTAACTATTTACAAAAATGCATTATACGGTCAATTAAAAGCACAATTTTATACCGATACATACAACCCATTCAAACGAAGCGGTAGAAGAACAAATTTATATTATAATGTATCATCTCAAGATGAAAGATATTTAAGTGGTAGTGCAAAGGTAATATCAATTCCACAAAAATATATAGGAGATGGTATTAAACCGCAATCAGTTATACTTACTGTAAAGGATAGTTTTACAAATAACAATTTAACTTTTGTAGATGATGGATATAGTAATATTGGTTACAATTATGTAGATGTATTGAATGTAAGTAGGTTGGATTTTGAAACGGGAGTATTTAATTTTACAAATTATTATACAGGAACAGTATACTCCGTATCGGTTGATACTAATACTTGGGATTTAGAAAATGGAAGCCAAATAACTATTACATCTGGTGGTGTAGATTATACAACAACATTTTATAGTTGGGATGCCAATGCCACACCATCTTTAATGTATGTGGCTAATTTAGATTTTTTAGATAATCCACCGGGTAGTGTTGCGGCAGGGAATGTTTTTTACAACCACGGATTAATTGTACTTACAAAAAATTCAGCAAATCTATTAAATACATCATGGTCTTTATCTTTCAAGTCCACAGAAACTATTTATGAACACGAATACTTACTTGTTGTAAATGAAGATGAATTTAACATTTCAACAAATCCAACAGCTACTGTTAGTGTTGGTGAAGATTCCGAAATGTTTACGGATTCTAATAATAAAATTACAAAGGTTGTTTCATATCCTGGAGTAAAGTATGTTAGGAAAAGACAACTTACCGAATCGGGTGAGTATTTGGACTATGGTTATGTAAGTTCTGTAAATTCTGCGATATCGGGTGGCTTTGAGCAATTTGAAGAAAGTGGCTCTATTGATTTAACGGGTTCATTTCTTGCACCATTTATTACAACAATAGGATTATACAACGACGAGTGTGAATTGGTAGCAGTTGCTAAACTTCCTAAACCAATTAAATCAATGCCCGATGTTCCTATTAACTTTATAATTAGATTTGATACTTAATCTTAAAATTCTTATATTTATAATAAAATAAAAAACTATGGCAAAAAGTATTTTAGAAACTTACGAAGAAATGCAAACTCAATTAGGAGTTGATGTGATTTCATATGATGCTGGCGTTGCAAAGCAAACACCATATAGTGTAGATGATTCAAAAAACGCAGATGACCAAGTCCTAACTGCTGAGAAATTTAGAGTTGGTAGAGTCGGTCAAGTGAATGATACATTATATTCTTCTACGGTAGATAGGGGTAACTAATAAATTTTTATGGCTAAAAAGGTTATTAAGCGTAACTCAAAATGGGTTGCCAAAAAGCATGGATTTAAGTCCGGCCTTGAAGAAAGTATATCCAATCAAATAGATAGCAAAGGAATTAAGGTAGAGTATGAAACGGAAAAAGTATCATACTCTATTCCTGCGTCAGAACACACATATCATCCTGATTTTCTACTTCCTAATGGAATATTTGTAGAAACCAAAGGCCGCTTTGTAATTGCAGATAGGAAAAAACACATCCTTATAAAAGCACAGCATCCAGAATTGGATATTAGGTTTGTGTTTACAAATTCTCGAAATAAAATAAACAAAAGTTCTAAAACCACTTACGCCGATTGGTGTGAGAAAAATGGTTTTAAGTATGCGGATAAACATATACCCGAAGAATGGTTTAGTGAGTAATTAGACTTGGTAATTTGGGATATTTTTCGTATATTTAAGTATGTTAAATAATACAGAAAAGAATACCGTCATTTCGACTCTAACAACCGCTTTGGGCGTACATTCTACGCTTAGAGGAAACGAACTTGCATTCTACTGCCCATTCTGCCATCATCATAAACAAAAGTTACAGGTTAATACCGAAACTCAAAAGTGGCATTGTTGGACTTGTAATAGTGGCGGTAAAAAATTAACATCACTACTTCGCAAATTAGATGTAGATAAAAAGGCCATTTCTATTATTCGTGAAATTT